GGCGGTCAATACAGGCATTGCTACCATTGATCTGATTCCAATTGTTCGTTAGGAATATTTATCTCGCAGAGTGGCCAATTGTTTAATGTCCTGTCCATTATAATCGTCTCCCGGAAGCAAACTCAACCGATGGGCGGGTATGTCCTGATCATTTCAATACCTGAAATCTGACCAGGATCAACTGTATACTCATCTTCCCCCAGGTATTTGCTGTGTTTGCTCGGACCAGAAATTATCCAATCAGCCTTGCATTCACAGGATAACAACACACCTCCGGCACCCCACGCATTAAGTCCACTCCCAAACATACTTGCTGTTTCTTTAGATGTGGTCCAACAGAAACCAATCGATCCCTCTTTCCATCTATTTAAATTTTCCCCTCGGTACAATGTAATATCCTCCCCTGAGTATGTGGGTAACATATGCCAAAGCAGTTTCGCTAATAGAATATCATCTTCAATTTGCGAGCGAATATGGTGGCCAGCCACAGTCCAGGCTGTATGAAATGCTTCATTAATTTCTTTTGATAATGATTTTATATTTAGTAGCGTTGTAACTTCTTGTTTCCACCTTTTATCATCGGTTATATCGTGAAAATTTATGTTCGGCGCCGAGTTCATTCTATTAAAACCTCTGGTAGTAATACGATCAACCGTACATTGTTGTTCCCCTAAACGCAGCATAAGGGTCTCTGATCTCAACCTTCCGGACGGGTTCAGCAAACGTTAATGCCAGCGCGTCACCTTCATCAGGCGAGAAGCCCAGCTCTTCTTGAATCTTTGCTTTGGGCAATAACACTATCCTGTCGTGACTATCGCGTCGGTACAATGACGCACACAAGTCTGCCTGGAGTGAATCCTCATCGGGGATTTCTACGTCCAGGTTCTCATCGCGTAGCCAGTTGTTTGCCCCGCCCCACATCTCACCCTGGCGATTGATGTAGGTCTCGTTATCGAGTGGAGTGGCTCCAAAAGCTATCGCCATAACTCGCTTTTCGTATCCCAGTTCATGTAGTCGATCAACCAGGTCAGCGCCACCACCGGCATCAATGAACATCCGGTCAGGTTTCTTTTTGGCTATCGGGCACACTGTGTCCAATAACCGCTTGCAGATTGAGACAGCTTTACCCAGCTTGTCAACTTCATCGCCAATGTAGCTTTTCAGGTCGTAAGCCTTACGTCCTTGACGTTTAATTGTAGAGAACCGGTCACCACCTCTTGAAGGGTCAACACCAACTATTAGCGGCCCGTTGCCGTTCACAGTAGACTTACGGGCTTTCATCACCACGACTGGAGATATCAGTCCGATCTTGCCGGTGAGCTGGAATGCCTCGGCAGAATTCAGAGGATATTCTTGCTTGAATGCCGCATCACCATCAGCACCTTTGGCTGCCAGTTCAATTATTTTGGATCGTCGCCAGGCTAACTGTCCGTCATTTAAACTGTAGTGTCCGGCGATCTCTTCCTCTTCCACTGACCGGGCGAAATCCTTGGGAATTTCTTTTGAATACTCATCCTGCCAGAACCAGGGTACAAATACATTGATGTATTCACCCACACCACGCTCGGCCATTTTCCATTGCTCGTGAAAGTAATTACCCATGCCGTTAGCGGTTGACTCTCTGAACACCTCGGTGCCATCGGCATCAGGTATTGCCTGCATAACTCCCTTGGCGTGGTCCTCGGCATTTGTCCAGAAGGCTACCTCTGATCCGTGAAAGTACTGTACCGTTGAACTACGACCCGTTCCTTTCGTCCTGGCAGTACCTACTCGATAGCCTGAATCCAGTTTATCGAAATACAGCTCTTTGGCATTCGATGCGCCGGTCGATGGTTTGACTAATGGGTTATTATTGTCGTGATAGCGTTGCGCCATTTCGAATAAGTTCTTTGTAGCATCTTCCTCGTGAGTCAGGATGAATGCTCTTACACCTTCCCGGTGCGTGGTCTTCCAGTAGAGTCGGCCCTCGACATAGGTCGAAGCCCCCTGCTGCCGTCCCTTCAGGATATTAATCCTAATCTTTCCTGTTTCAGCTAATTGTTTCTCAGCAGCGTTGTGGATACATTCCTGAGCATGGTTCAGTAGCAGCGGCTCGATGTCGCCCTTCTTGGTTCGGATCTTGAGGCACTTTTCAGCGTAGTGCTTGAAGTCGTCACGCAGGCGGCGTCTGATGTCAATCTCACTGGTCATCTAACTCAGCCAGATACTCCTCGTGGGTTTTCTCGGATACCTTTAGATCCATTGTTTGCGAGGGCTTGCCATAACCTCGATCCAGAATTGCTTGAGCCGCAGCAACTGATATACGCAGATCATCACCATTCATTAGCTCAACCAGCTTATCGATTGCCTCAATACCGTGTAGCCTGGCCGCAGATCTAACCTCGACATCTTCTTTAGGTCGGCCGCTTGGATTACCTGATTTTCCTTTTTTAAATGGCATTGTTATGCATTGTTAGCAATAGATATGTTGTATCGCTTAAACTCTTTTATCGCGTCACGTTTTCCTAATATTTGTATGGCGAGATCAACGCCTTTTTGCATGTATCTCTCTGCCCGTTCTTTTTCGATATCGAACCATCTTCCAGCAAAATGAAATACTATTTCGTCATTGTTCTTTAACACGTGTAAGCCGCGGGAAATTGATTTAACCAGCTTCCTGGCGTCTGCTTTATCAATAGATTTTGATTGAGCTTTTTCCATTACTCGTAAGCCCCGGCAGACGCAGCACCCACGTTACCAATCGATAGTCGTTGTAGTGGCCTCACAGGCCCGCTGACAGCGTCTTTAGCCTTACTCATACCTCTGAAGCCTGCAACATAACGACCGCCTTCAGCAGCGCCTCTACCGGCTATAGCACCAGGTATTCCGCCCTGGCTAAAACCTATTGATTGAGCCAATGCGTTCCACGATTGCTGGATAATACTGGCGGCCTTGTAAGCTGTTTTACTGGGATTTTGAATCTCGGGTTGTGCGCGTTTAATCGCTCTTGCCAATCGGCTCATGGTGGCTATTTCTTCAGGGTTGAACAGGGTTCTCATGATAGTGGGAGTCTGGGTCATAGCCACGGCGAGTTTTCTATCAAATTGGGCGCTACTGATAACATCCACATTACGCGCACCCTGGGTGAGTTTCATAAAGGCCGTTTCTCTGATGGCATTCCATTCCTTTGAATCGGGTCCGGGAATTTCTTTTTGATTAGACAACGAATCATATCATTAGTTCTCACTATGTTCTCAAATAGCGGACATTCGTTAAGAAAGTGTGAACGGCAATTTACGGCCAACAGCGGTCATTCGCAGGGTGGTGTATGAACGACTCCGAAGTGCCCAACTGAGACGCTCATAAATAAGCCACCTCAAGCGAGATGGCTTCTACTCTGGGACTGTATGTAACGCGTTGGATTCAGCGTGTGTCCCCTTGTAGTTCGTGCTTGCAAACCCGCGTCAAATTCCCATCGTAGCAAGCACTTTGAAACCTGCCCATAGCCCTTACGGCCCGAGAGTGATAAGGTCTGTTCACAAACAACCAAGGCTGGAGGAGTTGTCACTCGTGAGTCGTATACGCATAATTCATTTGTTGGTCCTGCTTGCCGGAATAAGCAGTCCGTTTCTAAATTTCGCGAACGCTCAGGGTGAACTGGAGCCGAGAATTGTCAACGGCTTGTTCACTTCTGATTTCCCCACCACTGGCGCATTACTGTTTGGCGGCAATCCTGAAAACGCAACCTCCTGGTGCAGCGGAACTCTCATCGGCTGTAACACCTTTCTAACCGCCGCTCATTGTGTCTGTGATTTTACCGGCCAGCAGTGCCAGGGTGCGAATGCTCCCGATCCTGACGATTACACGGTATTCCTACAACACGCGGGGCTTTTTGCCGTAGACAGCATTACGATACGCCCGGACTACAATTTTCCCGACGCCGATGTTGCTATCGTCAAACTCGATTCAGCGGTTAACGGGATTCCCCCGATGCCGATCAATACCACGCAAACGCCGGCTTTCGGAACATCGGGCGTAATAGTGGGTTTTGGGCGAAGCGGCGGCAATAACTACGATTACGGGCTAAAGCGTCATGGTAACGTTACCACGGATAGCTGCTCGTTCGGCATCTCCAATACCCGGTCTGTTTGCTGGCGTTTTGAGGATCCGATAGGTCTCCCCGGCACCGATTCCAATACCTGCAATGCCGATTCCGGCGGACCGTTGTTCATCGATTTCGGTGAGGGTGACGTGGTTGCCGGTATTACTTCCGGGGGTTCGGGCTCCAGCTGCCTGCCCAGTGACCGAAGCTTCGACACGAACGTCTACCACTATCGAGACTGGATTAAATTCGTAGCCGGGCCGGATATCCAGAATTCCAGTTGCGGTGTATTGCCCCAACTGGAAGTGGCGGCCGATGTTACGGGTTTTAACGGAAGTGTTTCGGGAGCGGCACCTGAAGGACGTCACGTGGTCAATGTGCCCGCAGATACCCGGATTCTACGGGTAACCATGAATTCGGAAGACGACGGTCAGGACTTTGACCTCTACGTAAAGGCCGGTGGGCCTCCAGGCATCGCTGACTACGATTGTGCTCGTACCGGTGGAGGTCAGTATGCGTCATGCGAATTCGACCCACCCGTCGGCGGTAACTGGCAGATACTCGTTCAACACGTGTCGGGAGGTGCTGGCAAATACCAGGTTACCGCGACGGCTATTCCCGATATCGAGCGAGGACTAACCGCGGTGTTGTCTTCGGATACACATTCG